CTGATGCTCCCGGTGAGATCTTCGATGTGATTGAATACAAAGAAGAATGGGAGAAAGAAGATAAATTCGATGTTGAAAAATATATCAAAGGAAATACCGATTATTAATGTCTTTCGTGTCAACCTTTAATCACACAAACTCCATGACTGACAACATCATCGACCGTGACGAACTGCAGGACAATCTTATCAATCAGATTTTGGATGATATGGACATCAAAACAATGATGGCAATTCTTTATGATAACATGAGTGAGAGTTATGATCACTATTCGGTCGATGAATTGATTGAAGAGGTGAAAGAATACTACCCACACATTCTGGAGGAAAGTAACACAAACTGATCAGCCGCCGATGGACGGTCGGATAGGTGGCACACATTTTTGGCACGGGGTCGGAAACCGTGTATTGTGGATACATGAACAAAACCACTCTTTTTTCTGATCAAAACCTGCAAGACCTTCAGGATTTTATGTTTGACACAATGGCATCATCTGAGATGGCAGTCGATTGGTTCTGTGAACAATTCGATTGCAATGCTGATGATGATGTTATTGATTTTGTGCTTGATGCTCACTTTGCCTTTTTTGGTAAGTAACATTAACCTCTCTGTCCTTCATTAACACAAACTCATGCATCTCATCGATCATCTGGAAACTGAAGCAAACTGGGGCAAAATCTTTGGAGTCGTGGATTCTCTCTACAATGATCCCGGTTTCACATCAAACGCTGATAACTTTGCCCGTGCGACTGCAGTTGAGAAAGCAATTGCAAAATATTCTGGTTTGGTTCGTGTTGATCAAACAGGGTATGATTTCACCTTTGGTGATGAAAGAATTGAATTGAAAATGGGTAAGAATTTGTTCTACAAACGCAAGGACATTCATGCCACTAAAAAGTTCAAAGTAAAATCATTCCTAAGTGAAAAGAAAACCGTTGAAGATTTCAAGCAACTGAAAACTTTCGACTACATGATGGTGATTGATTTAACAGCACGTCGTGTGGTGATTGTTGAAGATGAACACGCAAGATCTCTCTATCAGGATGGTGCTGACGGTGCCATGATTGAACTGAAAAAAGGTGATTATTATGAGTGCGAATTGGGTGAGTTTGATGTTATCGAACCTCCTGCACTTCTCTCTGAAGCTATCAACAAAGCAATTGAGGGATACCTGGATTTCTAGGTGACAGTCGGATTAGTGTCACACATTTTTGGCACAGGTCCCAAAATCGTCTATTGTAAAAGAGTCAAAGGAATTCAACCGACCATGCGTAAGATCGAACAGCAGATGACCGAAGCAGTCCAGAGCAACAGCAACTGGAGCAAGGACAACACCACGGTTCACTTCAATGCTGAGACCGGTGAGAGTCTGATCCGTCTGCACGGCAATCTCATCGCCGTTGTGGATGAGGACAGCATGACGATCTATGATGGCGGATATCAGAGCAACACCACCAAATCCCGTCTCAATGCCCTTTGTGATGCGTTCGGTTACTCCGGCGAAGGTGTGTTTCAAAAGAACTGGACTTGGTTCGTCCGCCTCTGGACTGGCACCGAATTCCACACCACCGAATTCCGTAACGGTATGCGCCTGGCATAGTGGCACACTGCCACGGCAGAACGACCCCTGACCGACTATTGTAAGAAAACAAACGAACCGAACCACATGACAAAGATCCTTCACCTTGAGCACCCCGAAGACACCATCCTCACCGGTGACGATTTGTTCCTGCAATCGCTGCGCCTTAAGGGTGACCTTTCGGTGAAGGTTGACGGAGCACCTGCCATCGTATGGGGAACCAACCCTGCGACCGGTAAGTTTTTTGTGGGGACCAAATCCGTCTTCAACAAAGTGAAGATTAAAATCAACGAATCTCATCAGGACATTGATGCAAACCACACCGGTGAGGTTGCTACTATTCTCCACAAATGTTTTGACTATCTGCCACGTAACGGCGGCATCCTTCAGGGAGACTTTATCGGATTCGGTGGGTCTGATGAATACACACCGAACACAATCACCTATCAGTTCGATGGTATTGTAGACGCCGAAATCATCGTTGCTCCACATACACTTTACACGGCAGAATCTGACCTGCGTGATGCCGTGGCAGAACCAATGAGGTTCATCATCACCGACACAATCTATTGTAAGTTCGTGTTTCCCAAGGCATATACATGGTCCGGTGAATATAACTACGACCACACCGCGTTTGAGATGCCTCCAATCTTAGACTTGATTCGTCAGGTGTATGCTAAGACCACGTTCGTTACTAACAAGGAAGCAGAACAGATTAAGCGCAATGTGAATAAGTCTATTCGTGAAGGTTATCCAATGACTAATGAGGATTTCCTGGGCAATGAGTCACTAATGCACCTCTACGGGTTGATGATAATTTTGAAAGAAGAGTTGATGTATCAGTGCCGCAATGTAGGTCCTAGGGCATTCATTGGGCAGGATGAAGTCTCTGCAGAGGGTTATGTCTACTCCACGACGTTGGGTACATATAAGTTGGTCGATCGTCGTCGCTTCAGTGTTGCTAACTTCAACAATACTAAGTTCACAACAGTGTAAGGATTAGCAGTCGTTCGTTAATACAGCAGTCCCCCCGTTTAAGGGGGGGCGTTTATAAAACCGCATGACTCCCCTAACCTACAAAGGTTTCCAAGAGCACGATAAAAATTCAAGAGATATAAAAATTTTTTTCGCTATATAAAATCAAGTGTAAGGTTCGCGTATATGCAAAAAAATTCCGAGAAAATTTTTAGTGAAATAGAGGTCGATCCTGTAACCGGAGATTATCACATCACAGTGCCAGAGATAATCTTAAACGAAATGCAATGGTACGAAGGCACCAAAATAAGGTGGTTGGTGGACGGTAATGAGATTATTCTGACAGAAGAAAAGGATTCTTGACAACCGCTATATAATGTTGTATGATTCGAAAGTAAAATCGTTATTCTTATGGCAAAAGGATTTACTGTAAAGGCAAAATCGCCGGTTAAAAAAGCAGCACAAGAGTGGGACTACGACAAAGCAAAAGAAATGGTAAGGGGCAAGGCAATTGTCTTCTGTTTGCCAGGTCGCGGAGTTTCATATACGTACTTGAAGAATTTTGTACAACTTTGTTTTGACTTAGTGCAGTCAGGAGCAAGTATCCAGATCTCGCAGGATTATTCCTCCATGGTAAACTTTGCAAGATGCAAGTGCCTTGGTGCTAATGTACTGCGTGGTCCGGATCAACTGCCATGGGATGGAAAATTAAAATATGATTATCAGTTGTGGATTGACAGCGATATTGTTTTTAATACTGAAAAGTTCTGGCAATTGATTCTCATGGATCAAGATATTGCATCTGGATGGTATGCAACAGAGGATGGCAGAACGACCTCAGTGGCACACTGGATGGACGAGGACGACTTCCGCAACAATGGTGGAGTCATGAACCATGAAACAGTTGAAAGCATCTCCAAGCGCAAATCTCCATTCACCGTAGACTATGCCGGATTTGGATGGTTGCTCATTAAGCACGGAGTCTGGGAGAATAAGGAGATGAAGTATCCTTGGTTTGCTCCGAAGATGCAGGTCTTCGAAAGTGGCGAAGTACAGGACATGTGTGGTGAGGATGTCTCATTCTGCCTTGATGCAAAAGAGGCAGGTTACGAAATCTGGTGTGATCCTCGTGTTCGCGTCGGTCACGAAAAGACACGGGTTATTTGACAATGACACGTCAAGAATTTCACAGAATTCTTGTGAATGGAAAAATTCTTTATGATCGTTTAGGCATGACAGAATTTTTTGATAGAATGGATGACCTTGCAATAGAATATTATCAAACAGGTCATCCAGATCCAGGCAGCATTACAACTGAAATTATTACAGAGGACTAATACATTATGGCAGTAAGATCAAAAGTCGGACTCAATGGTGAACAAAACATTCAACCGACTCCGAAAAAAACTCGTCAAGGTAAAGGTAAGCACACGAAGTATGCCGCAACATCGCGTAACTCGGCTCGTAAGAGATATAGAGGGCAAGGAAAGTAATAGATAGTATCAACTATTATGTTTTTATATGTCTTGTTTGATTTCTAATTTACCTGCATATGAAGTATGGGTAAGAAAAGAATATCTCACCGACCATCAAAGTGGGCATGGTGAATTTGTAAAGGGCGTCTGGGTATCGGTTAAATCGATTCCTGGGCGTGCTTTTTATTTTGAAACATATCTTCCAGAATATGCGGCAATGTATGATAAATTGCCAATTAGTGCGTTTGTCTCGTCTCCAGAAAAACCAACACCGGATATGGAGTTGCATAATCTTCAGTTCTGGAATTGTATGGATTACGGTGTAACGACCATTCAGAAGCAATTCATTGGTTCTATGCACTATGAGGTCTATACTCGTGACTATGGCACTCAGACCGGCACCTACATCTGTACAATTGACAATTATCACCAAGATTCTGATGCCGTTGATTACTCCACCAGTGAAAATCCATCAGAACACAAGTCTCATAACCTAATTGAGCTTGATAATGGGCAATTCTGCCTCTATCCAAACAACAGAACTCGTATCTTTGACAATAGTTTAACTCCAGAAACACCAAAGATTCCAGATTTTAAGGTTTCTACCGTTTATTATCAGGTAGAAAATGGTCATGATCGTGATGGACTTGGAAATGATGAGAATTATTTCTGGAAAACTGCCAAAGAACGTAAAAATGAAGATCAAATTCCCAATTATTGAGTTATAAATAAATAAAAACTCCTTGTAAATGGCAATCCAAAGGATATCAAGAGCATTTAAAGACATTAGTTTGTCCTTTGATGCACATCCTGTCACCAAAGATCTACTAGTTCTAAAGAATGAAAACGCGATTCGTAGATCGGTGAGGAATATTGTGGAAACTATCCCAACAGAAAGGTTTTTTAATTCATTATTTGGATCTGAAGTTAGGGATAGTCTATTTGAATTTGTAGATTTTGGTACTGCATCAGCAATTCAAAATCAAATTTTAGTTTCACTTGAAAATTTTGAACCAAGAATTGGAAATGTGGAGGTAAATGTTTTTCCTCGTCCAGATCAAAATTCATTCAATGTAACTGTTATATTTGATATTATTGGTCAGGAGTTTCCAACTCAAGAATATTCGTTCCTATTAGAGGCAACAAGATAATATGCCTTTTACTAAGTATACAAATCTAGACTTTGATCAGATAAAGTCATCCATCAAAGATTATCTCCGTGCAAATTCCAATTTCACTGACTTTGATTTTGAGGGATCTAACTTTTCGGTCTTAATCGATACGTTAGCATATAACACATATATCACAGCATTCAACTCAAATATGATTGTGAATGAATCCTTTTTGGATTCTGCAACTCTCAGAGAGAATGTTGTATCATTAGCAAGAAATATTGGTTACGTGCCTCGCTCTAGAACCTCTGCAAGGGCACAAATCTCATTTTCGGTGCAAAGACCTGATGGAGATTCATCCGCGCAGGTGACCCTCAGTAGAGGTCTTGTATGCACTGGAACTAGTTCCAATAGCAATTTTGTATTTTCAATACCAGAAGATATTACCAGAAATTTTGTTGATGGGGTTGCAACTTTTGACAACATTGTAATCTATGAAGGAACGTATTTAACAAAGCAATTTTTATATGATGGATCTCTCGATCAAAAATTTATCCTTAATAACTCTTTTATAGACACTTCCACTCTTAAAGTATACATTAAAAAAGAAAATGATAGTGGTATAGGAATTGAATATTCTTTGGTTGACAATATTGTTAATGTAAAATCAAATTCCCAAATCTATCTTCTACAGGAAGTGCAAGATGAAAAGTATCAATTACTTTTTGGGGATGGATTAATTGGAAAAAAACTTGGAACTGATAGAAATTCTGATGGTAACATCATAACGGCAAATTATATTGTATCAAACGGTTCTGATGGCAACGGAGTTAGTAATTTTTCTCTTGCTGGAAGTTTTTTAACCTCTGATGGGAACAATATTAATCCATCTACGATAACAATCACTACGAATCAGAAATCTCAAAATGGATCTGAGATAGAATCGATTGATTCCGTTAGATATTTTGCTCCAAAAATATATTCTGCACAATCAAGAGCAGTTACTGGTCGTGATTATGAAGCAATTATCAAAATGATCTACCCAGACACCGAATCTGTGGCGATTGTTGGTGGAGAAGAGATGGAACCACCACAATTTGGAACTGTAAACATCAGTATAAAACCAAAAAATGGAACTTTTGTCTCAGATTTTAATAAATCTAGAATTTTATCACAATTAAAACAATATACAGTCTCTGGAATCAATCAAAAAATTACAGATTTGAAAATTCTCTATGTTGAAATTGATTCTTCTGTTTATTATGACTATTCTCGAATATCAACTGTCGAGACACTCAAAACAAATGTTCTTAATTCTCTAAATGAGTATTCAAACTCGGTAGATATTAACAAATTTGGTGGTAGATTCAAATATAGTAAAATTCAGCAAATTATTGACAACACAAATACGGCAATAACTTCAAATATCACCAAAGTGAAAATTAGAAGGGATTTGAAGGCAGTAGTAAATCAATTTGCCCAGTATGAACTATGTTATGGAAACAGATTTCATGTAAATAATGGTGGATATAATATTAAATCAACCGGTTTTAGAATTGCAAATGATTCCGATGTGGTTTATTTGACAGATATTCCCAATATTGACGGAAGAACGGGAGTTTTATCAATTGTGAAACCACTCGATAGTCAAAATATAAAAGTTGTTGTAAAATCAGCAGGAACAGTTGATTATATGAAAGGTGAGATAAATCTTAATACAATAAAAATTGTTTCAACGGAACTCCAAAATAATATTATTGAAGTTCAGGCATTTCCAGAGTCAAATGATGTAGTTGGACTTAAAGATTTGTATCTTAATTTTAACGTCTCTACAAGTGCAATAAATATGGTGAAGGATGTTATTGCATCGGGAGATGAAATATCGGGAACGGTATTCAATAGAGATTTTTACACATCAAGTTATCTAAACGGGAATTTAATAAGAGAGTAATATGATAGAAACTGGATTTGAATCTAGAGTTAAGGTTCAACAACTTATCGATAGTCAGTTACCCGAATTTGTTTTGGATGAAAATCCAAAATCGGTAGAATTTTTAAAGCAATATTATATTTCTCAAGAATATCAAGGTGGTCCAACTGATATTACAGATAATTTAGATCAATATCTAAAACTTGATAATTTAACACCTGAAGTAATAGTTGACACCACACGCACTACGTCTGGAATTACCTCTACGGACACTACAATCGCCGTAAACAGCACTAAAGGGTTTCCTAATGAATATGGTCTCTTTAAGATAAACAATGAAGTTATAACCTATACTGGCGTAACTACAAATTCATTTACTGGTTGCCAACGTGGTTTTAGTGGCATCACTTCATATCATAGTGATTTAAATCAAGAAGAACTTGTATTTTTAGATTCTTCAAGAGAAGATCACTCAAAAGATGATGTAGTTCATAATTTAAGTTCTCTATTTTTAAAAGATTTTTATAAAAAATTAAAATTTACTTTTGCTCCTGGTTTAGAAGACGTTGATTTTGTCAAAGAATTAAATGCTGGAAACTTTATAAAAGAAGCAAGATCATTTTATCAGTCAAAAGGAACTGATGAATCATTTAGGATTTTGTTTAATGTTCTCTATGGTGCAACACCTAGAGTAGTTAATTTAGAAGAATATTTAATTAAACCATCTTCTTCAAATTATTTGAGAAGAGAAGTTGCTATTGCTGAAGTTATTAGTGGGGATCCATCAAAACTTGTTGGTCAAACTATAGTAAAATCTACTGATTCGGGAACAACTGCTGCAATATCAGAAATAGAACCATTTACAAGAGAAAATAAGCAATATTTTAAACTTTCTCTTTTTGTTGGATATGATGATTCTTCAACTATTGAAGGAACTTTTAATATAACTCCTAGCACAAAAAATATTGAAACTGTCGCTATTGGCGCATCAGTAATTACTGTTGATTCTACAATAGGTTTTGCACAAACTGGAATGGTTATATCTGGTATTAATAGTATCAGTTATACAGATAAAAGCATTAATCAATTTATTGGATGTACTGGAGTCGGTGCCACGATTTCTGCCGCAAGTAATGTAAGATCGGATCAAATTTATTTTGGATTTGAAAATGGAGATCCGGATAAAAAAGTTGAGATAAGATTGACCGGAGTGTTGTCAAAATTTGTCCAAATATCCGAAGAACTTAATGTTTCTGAAAATGATATTATTTCAGTAAAAAATATTGGAGATTTAATTGAGAATCCTACCACTGGAGAAAAAACAAATAAGGAAATTTTCGCCAACTCTTGGATTTACAATACTAGTTCAACTTTTGAAGTAGAAAGTTTTGGTGTCACCTTAACATTAACGTTAAAAAGTGAAATTGACAAATCTAGTTTAAAGAAAGGTGATAGTATTGAAATTATTCAAAAAGGTGGCAGTGACGACGGAAAGGTCGTATACCCAACAACAACCACTCCATCAAGTGTAATTGACATTTCTCCGGATAGAAAATCTATTAGTTTAGATAATTTTACATTTAATGCGGATAGTTCTGTAGATTATAGTTTGAGAAGGAAAATTAATAAAGTTAGTAGCGAATTTACACCGATTGAATTTGGAAATGATGTAATTACCGGTGATGTGCAAAATGTTTATACTGATTTAGATGGAAAACATGCTTATGTTGCATCCAATTCTTTACCATCAAAAACACCGGGGATAACCACATCATTTACTTATGAAATAACTAAAAAAATTAACTCTGCTTCTATTGATTCTGAGACAAGTTTAGGTGATCGCAATAGTTCAAATAATTTTACAACTATAACTTTTGCAGATGATGCTCCATTCGTCACTGGAGATAGAATTTTTTATAAGCCAGATGGAGATCCTCTTGTTGGTTTAATTGAAGGATCTTACTTTGTAGAAATTTTACCAACCAATAAGAAAAAAATTAAGTTATACAATTCTAGAGTTTTTGTCGGAACAGAAAGTTACTTAACATTTTCAACTCCATCCTCTGGAATTGGAAAACATACTTTCACATTATTTGAACATAAATCTGGAGAAATTGCTCCACAAAAAATATTTAAAAAATTCCCCCTACCTCCCAATAACAAAAATGGAGTTAATGAATTAACTGAACCAGATAATTCAACTGGAATGTTGATTAATGGTGTAGAAATCATCAATTACAAATCTAATGATGTTGTATATTATGGTCCATTAGAGTCGATAAGTGTTTTAAATGGTGGACGTGGATATGATGTAATCAATTTACCCAATCTAGTAGTTTCTGCTGGATTTGGATCCACGGCACTGTGTCGTCCAGTGATTCAAGGATCTATTGAAAGAATTGATGTTGATGTTTTAAATTTTGATATTGATTCTGTAGAGTCAGTAAAAATAACAGGTGGTAATGGTAGTGGTGCAAATCTTAACGCGATTGTTCAGAAAAGAGTTAGAGAAGTATTTTTTGACGCACAACTAACAGCAGATAATGGTGGAATTGATAATAATACAAATCAAATTACATTTTTAACTGATCATAATTTTATTAATGGTCAAGAGGTAGTGTATGATTCCAATGGAAATCAAGGAATAGGAGTTGGAATCGGAACTTCTTCTCTAGTTGATTCGGCAGTTTATTATGCAAAGGTTGATAATAATACTACTATTCAAATATTTGAAAGTTTTGATGATTATTCTTCAAACACAAATGTTGTGGGATTGAGCACCCTTTACACGGCAGGTGTTCATAAATTTAAAACTAATGATAAAACAAAGACCATATCTTCAATTGATGTTATTGATGGTGGAAGTGGATATACCAATAGAAAACTAATTGTTAAACCAAGTGGAATATCGACATCAAAAGATATAATTAACTTTACAGATCATGGATTTAATGATGGCGATGTAGTTTTGTATTCCTCTGACGGAACACAAATTACTGGATTAACAACATCAACAGGAATAACAACCACATCTGTTCAATATAAAATTATAAAAATTGATGATGATTCTTTTAGAGTTGCAGATATTGGAGTTGGGGGAACATCTCCATCAAATTATGAAAGAAAAAATTATTCCAAATTAGAATCAACTGGAGTTGGATATCAAAATTTTGCATTTCCAGATATTACAGTTTCATTAGAATTTACTTCCACTGGATTAGGGACAGATACACAAAATAGATCAGTTACAGCAACTCCTGTAGTGAGAGGATCATTAATTGATGCATATGTTTATGAAACTGGAACTGGATATGGATCTAGCACGATTAATCTTGAGAGAAAACCACTAATCACCATACAAACTGGTAGAGATGCTCAATTAAAACCCATTATAATTAATGGATCTTTTAATTCTGTAAATGTTCAATTTGGAGGATTTGAATATTTTTCATCT